GGAAACCCCCGCCGATGGCTATGGCGTGTTCGCCAATCGCAACTGAGCGATGCTCACGCGTACCAATCGCAATGCCGCTGGCATGAGTGGCGACACTCCCAGGACCAATGGCAATACCGAGATTCACGTCGTCCTCGATTTTGAGTGTAACGGGAATCGTCTTGACGGTTACGGGCGCATTGGTTTGCGTCACGGTAATGGCGCTCGTATAGATGCCTGCCGTTAGGTTGGTTGTCACAAACGTCACGGTTACCGTGTCGAATTCGCCGGTTGAGTTGCCGGTTGCCGGACTGACTGCCATCCAGGTGATATCCGTCGGCACCGCAACCGTGTAATAACTGGTATTTGTTCGTGCGGCGTTATACACGGTTGAACTCTGCGACGTGGCACCTTGGTATTGGGTACCCGATGCTGACAACTTCGACGGACTGACTCCTAACGTTTGCGCCATGCCGACGCTCGCGGCAATAACAACCGCGGCTAACGTAATCATTAACTTCTTCATTCGATCTCTCCTTGATTTGAGTTTATATTTCGTATCAATTATTCATCCTTTAGGGGCGGATGGTTTTACCCATCGCGCCCCTTTCAGGATTTGGTTGTTAGGCGCTCAGTATCGACGCGATTCCGCCACCATTGGCTACCCAATCTGCGGCTGTCGCAAACGTCAGCACGTATTCGGTCGGCGCGTTCCCGTCATCGGAAACGATCGCCTCGGCTGTGGACGCATCCACAAACGTCACGGTGATGGCCTTGTTCGCTTCCTGCAGCAACCCATTGGCGTCGCTGATGGTCACCCGGACCTGGAAGTAACTCAGATCACCATCTTCGTCGATCGCCACGGCCGCAGTCACGGTCTTGGCGCCGGCGGTGGCATCCGGAGTCGGCTCACAGAGAACGAGCGGCGTCTGCGGACAACGCTTCACGAGCATCGTCACGGCATACTCGGAATTCTCGAGCGGCTTGGCGAACGCTTTAAAACGGCTGAAGAAGAAACCCTTTTCCTCCAGCACGTTCGTTTCCACGTCGGGGATGTTGATCCAGCGCAGTTCGCCGGCATTCGACGGGGTCGTTCCGAAACTCGCCTTGCCAATACGGCCGGGCGCCACAGGAGGCACCTGTTTCTCGTACACGTTCTTAAGGATAACGTTGACGAGGGTGTATTCGGCGTTTAGATAATCAATATCCGGCTCCCAGCGGCTGCCCTGGGTTACCGCTTCCTCTTTGAACGGTACGACGCGTTCGAGGATCAGGTTGCCGGAAGCATCGGTTTCCAACACTTTGAACCGCGGGGCCATCATGTCGAACGTCATTCCATAACCGCGGAACTTCTTGACCTTGCCGATCCCATCGATCAGGATTTCGGGCGAAGAATACAGATAAGCCTCGCGGAGTTTTGTGTTCCGGTCGATTACGTCATCCCAATCGTAGGGATGAATGACCAGACCATACACTGGCATGTCGTTATCAAGCGACAAGGCGCCATCTTTGGCCTGAAGCGCCAACATCTGATGCAGGGCATCGAGGTGCTTGGGCGTCAAGGTTGAGACGACGGTACCGGCGGGGATGGTGATCTGCGTGGACGTGAACGGATCATAGGTGAACCTGGTCGGCGTCAGCGATCCGGTGGCCACAAACTTATTCGCAAAGTTCATGTACATCTCGCGGCCGAAGTTCTCCCATACCTGAAGTCCAACATCACCGAAGGAATCAAGAATCATCGCGAGTTGCTGTTCGAATTCCCACTCGTAGATGAAGTCATTGACGCAGTAGTTGGGACTGCGCCGGGCGGTCCGCCAGCCACTGTACGTTTCGGTTTTGAACCCGTAGCCAAGCATATAAGCCTTGTACGAACAAGGGTCGACGCCTGGGTCGGTTGGGCCGTTGGTTCCGGCGGCACGATAGCCTGTTTCGGCTTCCCATCGCAAGAGACCAGCCTGGTCATCCTTGCCGGCGAAGAACGTATGCACCTTGCGGACATATCCTTCGCCCAACTTGAACGGGCCGGATCCCTGGATGTTGCGATAGATTGAGGGGGCTTCGCGTAGTTTCTTGCGGATGACCGGATCAAAGTTTTCGGTAATCCGTATCATGATACGGTTAAAACTCTCCGTAGAGAGCGGCAATGCGGCGGCGACAGTCATGGTAATTCTCCCATGTAAAGGTTGCGATGATGTAACAGATGCGGATCGCCGCAAACGCCGCCGGGGAAGCGGTATCACCCTGACCTTTAACGCAGTCTGTGCGCCGTCGAGACTAACGGGCTTAGTGCTCTTGCCTTGATTGCAAGGCCAACACCAGCCGAGTTACTGGAGCTATCTCGTACCCGGTCGAGACCGGGTGGCTCCGCGATGATCTTATCGGCCCCATCGCGGCAGGGCTTTTCTATTAAGCGATTACGGTGTAACACAACGTATCATAGAAAGTCAAGCATTATTTTAAATTATTTTTACTGATTCATTTCTTCGCGTAAGACGTTCCTCACGGCATCGGCAGACGTAATACCGTTTTTATCATCGCGCGCCGGCTCCGGAGAAACCTTCCCATCGAGACCGGGTTTGATGCCATAGCGTTTTTCCAGTTGTTTTTCGAGATCGATTCGCTGTGCGCGTTCTTTCTTGAATAAAGCCAGATATATCGGTGCCGTAACACCCAAAATCAGCGCTTCGGATTGAGCCAGCGGATCGTCTTTGTGGAACAGGTCGTTGACTTTTTGATGAAGAACGGCTACGCCCTTGTTCCATTCTTCTTGGCCTTCAATGGGACGCAGAACGAAATGTCCGTCCTGCAGAACCTTGGTCGCAGCTTGTTTAAACAACGCCTCACGTCCGGTCTGATCGGCAATGGCACGGTTTTTGATCTGGTCGTTGTCCAGTGCCTGGCGGATCTCCTTGTGTTTTCCTAAATCCATTTGCTTCAATCGTTCGATGTGGTCGTACTGCGCAAATAGCGGAGTAAGTATCGGCATCATGTCAGGCGCCTTCTCGTTGATTAGGGCAACGCGTTCTTTCGGCGTAGCTTTCAGGAATGCGGCGACGTCTTCATCCTTAACGTCCCATTCCTTGACGGTTTCTTTGATCTGCTCGAGGATGGCGTTCTGCGGCCCTTCGTACCGCGCGCGGAAACGCGGATCCGCCTGTAGTGAGAATTTACCGAGTTGGTCATATGCCTGGTCGAGTTTGGTCTGCAATTCCTCAACCTGTTGCTTGGTCTGCAGTGTCTGCGCGACGATCTGGTCGGTGGATGCGGCACCTGGTATCGGTTGTTTTGTTTCTCTGGCCTTTTTGAGATCTTCTTGTACCTGTGCCAGGCGTGTTCGCAGTTCGGCAAATGCATGGCGCGTTTTCTGTCCGGCGTTCTTGATCTCGTCGGGTTCCGGTTCGGGGTCCGGTGTTTTGACGACGGCTGCATTTTCTTTTTTTTCGCCCAATGCTTCAGCCGGTATTTCAATCGACGTCATATCGAAACCAGTTGGTTTCTTATCATCCGTCGGCTTGACTTCCAGTTTTGTCGGTGGTGTCACCGGCGGAGGTGTTGCGGACGGAGGTGGCGTCGCTGGTTTTTCTGGCGGCGGATTTGATACTTCGTTAATCATTTCGGCGGCAATTTGACGCGTGGTTTTCTCGGCGGGGTCGGGTGTTTCCATTTTAGGTTCCTTTCTTTTGGGTTTTACTTTCCGGGTACTGTTCTGACATTATTTTTCCGGCGCCGTAGTCGGCCGCGATCTCGTTGTCCTGCGGTTTCTCGGTCTTGTCTAAAGTCATGACACGGTCAAGTGCGTTGTGGTATCCTGAGTTTTCTCCCATCGCTGCCAAGGCGATTTCCGATTTGATGTATTCTGGGCGAGGCATGTAACAGCGACCCTCCAGCCGCACAATATCCATTACGATCTTCGTCATGGGCAGATTGCACCATTCAATATATTGGGCGCGCAGATTAGGATTTGCGGATATGTCATTTGCGTTCATGTAGTTCCCTTCATTGTGCCGGCGCGGGTTGGGCACCAGCTTTAGCGTTCTCTCTCTGGATCGTTGCGGCCGTCGACATGTCGGCGAGTTGCATGGAATGCCTTGCTTTTTCTTCCCTGATCTTATTTTGAGCCAGCATATTCTGCATTTTAACTTCAAAGTTCTTTTGAATCTCGGCGAGTTTCAGTTGCCAGTCACGGTCTTGAAGTGTCTGCTGCGCCTGCTGTACCTGTTGCTGTTGCGCCTGCTGCTGTGCCTGCATCTGCTTCGCCTGTTGTTGCGCCATCTTCTGCATCTGTTGAAACACTTTGGCGAGTTGGTCGAGTTGTTTCTGCATCATATCGACCTGTCCCTTGCGTGACGGGTCTTGTGCCATCGCCTGCATGTGCTGCGCAAGATGTTGGATTCCAATACCCATTGCCGGGACCGCCTGTTGCAGATTCACCGACTGCGGTTGATCCATGAATGGTTTGGCAATACTCATAAGCATGGGCAGGTGTACCAGCCAGTGGATTGCATGGGGCTGGTCGACGCCGACGACGACCTGCTGTCCTCCCATGATGTCGTTGTTTTCCAGCATGGCCAGGCTGTGTTCGCTGGTCGGTATCTGATCGCGGCCGACTTCCGGTGCATACCTGTCAACCATCGTATATCCGACAAGTGCGGCCAACCGGTCCCGCACTGCATTACGGCGTCCAATTTCGTCAAGTGCCGGGGCCATGCCAAGAACTTCCTTTGTCACGATATCGTGCATGGTCGCCGATCCGTATCCAATGGCGCGCATGGCTGATACAGTGATGTTGTCGGGATTGAAGGCTTCTGCCGGAACACCCCTCTTTTTGCACCGACGTTGAAAATCTTTTGCCGCTTTGTATCCACCTGCTTCTTTGGGATATTTTTCATTGCATAGGCGCCGGAATATTTGATTGTGCATGGCGTCGAGGTGCAGGTAATGAATGTTGATCTGGTTCTTTTCGAGTTTGGCCGATTTGCGTTCTTCGGTTTGTACTTCAGTGGCTGTTCGGTCGGGTTGGTCCGGGCCTTCGAGTTGCTTTTTATATACCCCGGTGTTGTTATTCAGGATTTGGTGCTGCATGTTCCTAACGCCGATTAACTGAGTAAGGTTTGGTGCAAACGTGTGTTGAATCGCCTTAAATCCTGACGGCAGTACGGTGATAGGACCAAGACGCATGAGGTTGATTGCCTGCTGACCACTGCCTGTGGGTTCGAGAATGAAACTGCTGGACATCGAGGCGCCGTCAACAATCGTATTGATGAAGCGGTTGCTCAGTTCAACGTGCGGGAATATCCGGTGTCCGAGCCCCTTGATGGATTTATAAAACCCGTCGCCAATATTCCAGATGAATAAACAGAGAGCTTGTTCCATGCCTTCGTATTCGTCTTGGCCGGTGTAAAGATATCCGGGCAGTTCCTCGTCCTCGTAAATCATATGACGCGAGACCTTGCCGTTGTATTCCTTGACAAGGAACTGAATCACGCGAATTGGTTGGCAGTCATTGCTCGATGCTGCCAGGTCGTTGTTTTTCAGTTGCTGTTGAATGGCCTCGAATACAGTTGTTTGCAGTCCACCTTCTTTAGGACTCGTATTTTTTGCCGACTTGATTATGACTTCCCTGATCAGGTCGGTATTCCATCCGGATTCCGCGGCTATCTTTGCGGATTCAGGATCCTTGATCTTGTCATAGAGTTCGTGGGCCTGGAATGTGTGACGGAATCCTACGAGTTCGAGTTCGCCGATGGCAGATTTGCTGTCCGGCGCTATCAGTAATGATGCCCGTTTGGTTGCCCTGGGGCGCCAGTCATATTGATCCGGCCAGAACATCGGGCCTATCCCGGTTACCAGCATTTCCTTGGTGCAAAGCATCCGGTTGAAAAAGTAGTCGGGCCAGGCCTTAACGGTCCGCGTGTATTCCTGTTCGATGATTTCGCCGTAGTTGATGCCGGGGCGTTGCGGATCGTTGATCTCGCATTTTACGTTGATGAGTTGCGGAACCTCCATGTCGAGTTCCCATATGCTGTCGGCATTGGTGTCGATAATGGATTCGGCTTCCCTGAAGTTGACATTGCATCTCCATAACTGGCCCTGTTTTTTGAGTTCTTCTGCTCTGTATGGCGGGTTGCCATCAACCAGTCCTTGTATCTGGCATCGGTATTTTGCAGCCGTACGATCTGCGTCTTTGATCGATTCAAAGAGTTGGTATGCCGCATTCGAATCCTTGATGCGCGATTTCGGAGCTCGGCCGGATGGCGAGATTGTCTGGATTGGGGCGTTGGGGTCTTGTTCGGTTTCCATAAATTCTCCTTACAAAGAAAGAGGGACGCAAAACATGATTACGCACGTAATTGCGTCCCTCTCCCGCTATTGCGAATACCGCTGGCCGGCGGCACTCTTTGTCTATATTTTATTTTTTTTCCAGCATTCGTCAGGGAATTCGCCTATCGTCTTTTGCGTCGAGTGAATCGTGGCGAATAAAACAATTCCGTCGCATGCACAGATGCCAAGCGCGGCGTCGTGTTTCGTCTTGCGCCCGGTCCATCCATTAATCCATTGATCGATACCTTTGCATGTCAGGCATATGATCATGCTGTTGTATTTGCATTTTACGCACGTCATCGCGCGCGCGTCGGCTTCTTCCTGCGGAACCTTTTGCATCCCGCCTTTTAATCGCCAGTCGAGTAGAAATTGGTTGGTCTTTTTGTTCACATGGAAAAGCGACAGCATTTGGTCGCTCAATTTACGGTCTTCGGGCATATCGATGGCGAGTTCGGGTGGGACGCTATATGCGATCGATGCTTCGATGCGTTCGGCAAAATCTTCAGGAATGGGAAGTTCGTTGGCATGACGGTGCGCCTTGCATTGATGGATCAGGTCGTCAAGGTTGCGATGGCTGGTGATCCACATATTGGTGTCGAGGTCACGGTATATCCAGCCTCCTGGCGGCTCCATCATTCTGTAACGAAGTTTCGGCAACGTCATGCAGATTTCCCCTTTCCCCTGCTCTATACACTGTATTACATCGTATGTCAAGTAGAAAGTGCGATAAAATTATCCTCGGCGCTTTCCGCGTATGTTCGGTTTGGATCGTCAAGGCATTCGCCCTGCTCTGCGGCCCACGGTGGCGCCGCTACTTTCTCGCCGGCACCGGGTGTAATCCCCATGCGTTCACGGACCAGTGCGGTGATCAGCACTTTGGAATCGGCATCGTCCGGGCTTTTTCCGGTTCGCCCTTTTACTGACGACTTGGGTTCAATGCATACTGGGTTCAACTTGTCGAGCAGGATGCGCGAGCAGAATTCTTTGACGGCTGTTATCTCAATTCCCCCGATGTGTCCGTGCCGGCCGTACTGGTAGAGGTTGTACCATAATTCCGTGACTCGATTAGCGTACCGTTGATTCGCCGGCACATCTTCCTCGGTTGAAATCGGCAATGCTGACGGCTTCATGTTCGACGATATCCGCATGATGCCCCTACCCCATTCTGTTTCTATGATGTCAGCCAGTGCGGTCTGGTTGCCCGTCGTATCGATGGCCAGATTAACCGGGACTACGCCTCTGGCGTCGCAGGCTTCGCCCACCTTGCGCGCCGTGGAATATGATAGCGGCTCGTCTGGATTTAACACCATTGGTATATCGACGGTTTCGCAGAATTCAATTTTCCATACGCCGACCTTGTCCTTTCCGACTTTGGCAAAACTCAATATGCACCTGTCGCCGCCGGTACTGAATGATGGGTCGAGCCCGGCGACCATGATCCAGTCCCGTTCCCACTCCACCTTGTCTATCATACCGTGCTTGATGAAGAACGATTCGGTGAAGATGGATCGGATCAGTCCTTCAGGTGGGATGAAACCTATCGTCTGGCTCCAGAACTTGGGGCTGTTTTCTCCATACCACGCAATGCGCTGGTCGATATCCGCCTGCTTCAGCAGGTATGGATACAACCGCGCGCCATTGGGTTCAACGATGGCCGGGGACTTGCGGCCGTCAAAAAATATGCAGCAGCCCCACTTCGTCTTCCATTCTTCAAGGCCTGGGTGAATCGAATCCCATCCGGCTACAGGCTCGCTGTATCGGCCCAGGGGATCCAGCCGGCTTTCCGGGTTACCTATTCCTATGAAGTGGAAGTCTTCGCCGCCTTGCAGGTTGCTCACCGCTTCCACCGCAGCTTCTCGCGTTCCTTGCATTTCATCTACCAGTAGCAGGTTCCGCCGGTTATGCTTGCCGACCATGTTGGACATGGCGTCTTTGATACTGCCGATAAGGATGGCCACGCCGAAGATTCCGTTCTTGCTGTTGTCATCGCCAAGCGTGATCTTGGTCTTTGACGGTATGTAAGAACCTGGCGGGTCTTTTAACGCCGAGTATAATTTGACGATTTCGCCGAAGATGCGTTGCTCGAGTGCAGGCTTGGTCGTTGAGCATACTGTACAGGTGGTAAATGCCGGAGCCGCCAGCCAATGGGCGAGAATTATTGCAGCCATATCAGTCGACTTGCCGGCGCTGCTTGGTCCCCACATGGTAAAGAATCCAGTTGGTTCTTTACAGAATGTTCGCACCCGGCGCTCAGTCCAACTATTGATCCGATAAACCTTATCCGGCCATAACAATCGCATGGCTTCAAGCATTAACAACGCGCGTTCTTCTCTATCGGCATCGATGGTGATGGAATTTGAATACGCCGCCAGTGTCATCGTCACCGGGTCTGTGCCGTCGTGGAACTGCATGCCGTGGCGTTCGATCAATTTCGTTCTCCTGTTTTGGAAATAATCAACGCGCGATATTCTTGAAGCATCATGTCCCATGAATAATAGTTCATCGCCTCGGTAAGTAATGCATTCGTTCGTTCGTCAAATTTACTCTCGGCTACCCTGGTGGCAATAACACGAAGATACTGCTGGCTTCTCCATCTTGACCAGTCGTCATGAATAATCAGAATACCAGCCGCTACGGTACCTGCCGTCAGGATTGGAATCATCCATCCAATTGAAACCTTCGTGCACTCTTTTTTTATTTGCAATGAGTGGATCCCGGCAATCATCCCGGCGAAGGTCCATATCACGATCGGAGCCATTGGCAACTGCATCGGGAAGTCCATTAGCGCATTAACGCTCAATCCTACAATCCCGGTCATCAGGAATAGAACCATCATGCTTTTTGTCTTCCAGGTCATTATCAAAAGCATTGCGAATATCACGATGTATGCCATTCCTCCTGGAATGCCCAATTCGACAAACGCCTGTTCAACATCGTTGTGCATTCGTTTTGGACGCATTGTGGCCGAAAATCCGCTTGGCGGAGTTTTGATTACCGCATGGTTGTACGCTGGGTAGGCCTCGCGAAATGTTCCGATTCCTGTGCCAGTCCACGGTCGGTCCTTGATCATGGCCAGTCCGTTCAGGTCGTAGGCAAGGCGTGTTGAAAAACTATCACCCTTTGGAGCAATTACTCTAACGGAAAAAATAAGGCTGATTAATACCAGCACGATCGTCACTACACGTCTTTTTCGGTGCTTTAATATCATCCATACCGCAAAAAACACAGCCGCCGACAGCGCCGCAATCCAACTGGCCCGGCTATGGATGAAGAATAATATCGCCGCTCCCGCCGTGAATAACGTTGCCGCGGTAATTCGCGCAATCACTTTGCGCCTCGATATGACCAAATATAAAATCGCCGGCAAGGTGAGCACGAGATACGAACCGAGCAGGTTCTTGTTTGCCAGGGTTCCGGCCGGTGGCGCCGTCTGTTGAAAATAATCCACCACTACGTTGCTCGCTCCATGAACCTGGGCGATCCCGATCAAGATGTTAAAACCGGCGCCCAATGCCGTCGCCCATATTAAGGCCATATACCACCGCTCGCTACGCAACGCGTATACAAACCAAAACAGCACCGCATACCCTGCGACGTGCTTCAGCTCCCACCAACTGGACCACGGATTAATCGTCCATATCAGTGATACCGCCGACCATGCCGCCAGGAGCACCACCATCCAAACGATCGCAGGTATCCTGGATTCAATCATGTGTTTCCATGACCCGGCCATCAGTATCAGCGCCGTCGCATGCAACATGTACCAGCGCATGTCGCCTGATGCTTCGCATACCGACGCGTCGTAGGCCACCGATGCCGTCAGCAAAAATATGAAAATCAATGGCCGGATTAATCCGGTGAACCAGTTTATTTCCACACCCCTTTCCGATCTCAATGTTTACGGGCCTTTCGGCACTACCCCACTGCCAACTGCTATCAGTCGTTTCGCTTCTTCCTCCGCTATCCGTTTCGCCGCCTTCGCCGCCATGTATTTATCCGCCGCCTCGATGTTCGCCGTCAAAAAGTCCACGTCTATCTGCTTCGATTTCTCCGGCTTGATAACGCCATCAAGCATCCCTTGCAGGTTCTTCAACGCCCCGATCAAATCCATCATCTCACCACTTCCAGGATTCGAACTCAACTGCCTGATCTTCCTCGTCACCGCCTTTAACATGTCCTTGGCGCCAGCCTCTACCTGCTCCCTTACCGTTCCGGCGTCCTCCTTACCCGCCCTGCTCGCATCCTCGTTTTTAAACTTCCCTTCACGTTTCTCTACCCACCTTTCACGCTGACGCCGCTTCCGAATAGTCTCAGTATTAATTCCATGAATCGTCGCCAGTTCCTGCATATTCGTTATGCCGTCTTCAATAAAAGACTTGCGCACCGCCTCCCATCTCTCATGCGTAAGCGGTTGCTTTTCAGCAGGTTTAACTACTTGCTTTTGGGACTGGACTGGTTCTTCGTTTTCCATGCTTTACGTCGTATCACATCGTTTTGTCCCTGTCAACACTATTCTGTCCCATGGGACACCTTTTTGTCCCTTTCGTGCGTGAGGTATATACACTATGACCCCCCGGTCGCGCGCGGGGGTGCCGGGGTGCCTGCGTGAACGTGCGCGCCTGGGCCAAAAAGAATGCTTATTGTCAGCGCTGGCAGGGTGTTTGCCTATTATCGGGTGTCTGGACGAGCGTCCCACCGCTATGTTGATACCCTTGATTTCATTGGCTGTAAACGTGGTGATGTATTTTTTTGGCGAGGGGACGAAGGAGCACAAGTCACAAGGCGTTGACGTTGCGCGTGTTACCGAATGTCGATTAGCCTCATAAGGCCTATTATGCGACGTTGTGTTACGTCGTCAATATGCATCTCGCGTGCGCCGGCGCGTGTCGTGCATCGTCCCAACACGGCGCGGGTGGCATTGCGTCGCTGGGATTGCTACCCGTATTCGTCCGGCGCTTGGCGCTCTACGAACGGCTACCCGGTCCGGCGACGAATGGCGACGACGGGTGGTGTGGTGACGGGTGCTGTCCACGACGAACGGGTGCGTCGTCTGCTGTGCTCGGCGTTGTGTCCGGCGACCGGCGCGCGGCGTGTGGTGTGCTGCGTCTACGGCGCTCGACGTGTGGCGCTGTGGAACGGCGAATGGTGGACGAGGCTGGTGAAATGGTAAAATGGCGGGGATTGTGCGTGAAACGGCGCTGTACGATCGTTGACGTTGCGTCATCGGTGGTGGGGGCTTGGTGTTACGACGTAGGAAACGGCGAAGCTGTACGCTCGCCAGTCGTCTCCGTCGCGCTTAAGGCCGCTCCGTCGCTCCGCTGCTCGCTCCTCAATACAGGATGAAATGCGAAAAGTCAAGCACAAAATTGAAGGGGGTGATTTGGAGCAAGCGGGCATTGCCGGTAGTGCGAAAGTTTTTGGGTTTGGGTGTGTGGCGTTGTGGGAACTTGTGGTTTGAAACGTGACGAAACGTGGCGAATTGCAACGAAATGGAACGGTACGATGGCCGACGTTTGGTCAGCGTGGGGGTGGGGTTGGTGTTGGTATGGGGGTAAACGCGGGTTTGGCGGCGCTGGGCCTGGGCGCTGGGCCTGGGCTGCTGGTGGGCGCTGAACTTTATTTTTGTGGCGCCTTAACTTTTGGCGTTTGCACCGTATTGGTATTGGTGTGGGGGCACTGGTGTTCGGTCGGCAATCGCTGGCTGGGGTGCTCTTGAAGAAAGGGGTGGTGGCATGAAGATCATATATCTGGCGATTGATCAGTCGCATGGCGTGTGGGGGCGTGGCGTTGACAAAGCGTCTGCTATTGCTGCGATGCGGCGCGAGGATAGTCGGGCAACACCAAAACGGTTGCTGCGCGTCAAGGGCGACGAGAGAGCTTACGTGGATGGCATGGGCAGCGTGTGTGCTATGTGTGGTGCGGTGATATCGATTGTCAATTAGACGGTGTCTGCAAAATAAATCTTTGGCGGTGCTTAATATTTAGAAAAAACTGGGTATCTGTATTGGTAGAACGAAAATCTAAACCGGGAGGTAGTTATGGAACTGCGGCATGAAACGATGACGGTCGAGGAATACAAGCGGCGCTGGATGTCCGGTCATGAATGTCCGGCGGTCAAGGAGGCGGAAGTTTCCGGCGCGCTGCTCGACGTGGGCGTCCAGTCCACGCCGTTCGGGTCGTTTGCGGTAACGATTAACGTGGTCAGCAAGGCGGTGGCGTCATGAGCAATAACGAATTACGCGCTGAGGCGGTCGCCAAGGCTGCGGCGCTGGCAAGGGTGCCGGGCATCCGGGTGGAGGTGTGCGGGTTTTGGGTGTGGGTGACGGGCGAGACGCGGTCGGTCCGGGACCAGTTGAAGGCTGCAGGTTGTCGCTGGGCATCGCGCAAGGGTGCCTGGTATTGGCGCAATCGGGCGGTGTCGTCTGGTGGTCATCGTCCTATGCCGTTGGATTATATCCGGGCGCGGTACGGGTCGGCGCGCGTGGACGAGGCGGTGGCATAATTATTTTTCAGTAGCCTTAATAATTTTGAGTTTTGGTGTATCTGTATTGTCATGGGCGGAAAACAAAAAACGGAGGGTGTTATGAAAGTTAAAACGCAACTTATTAAGGTGAACGAGTTGGTCGAGGTCTGCGACGTGCGGGAAAACGGTCTGGCTATAAGCGATGTGTGGTTGCCGGTGGTTGAGGACGGGGTGGTTGTGCATCGTTGCATCCGGGAGATCGAAGAAGTAACGGCAAGCCTGGCTGTAACGACGGACGACAACCGGGTGCATTATCTTACGCATCCTTATGATTTTGTCCAGGTGTTGGTCAAGGAATAACAAGGAGGTGTGTCATGGTAAAAAACTGGATGTCTGGCAGTTGCTTCGTGTCCGAGTTCGACGCTCTTGAATGTCAAGCGTATGCCGGGGCGGAGGCGTTTGCAAATGGGTCAAATCCCGTTATTGCATCCTCGGATGGTGGCAAGGGAAATCCGTCGCATGTGGTGATCGGCGCGCGTCAGGGCATCGAGGTGTTTTGCGGGTCCGAGGGGGAACGCGGTTATCGGTTTGCGGTTGAATTGACGCAGCCTATGGCAGTGCTCCTGGTGGCGTTGGTCATGCGCGATGTAATGTCGCTGGTGGCGGCGACGCTGACGCTCTCTGAAGAACGCGAGGTGTTCGAACGGTACGGGTTTGTTCAAACGTGCGGTTAAAAAAGGAGGTGTGTGATGGGTTTGTATCTGATGTGTCCGATTGATGAGGAGGTGCAATCGTGCGTACGGAATTCGTAAAAGATTGGAAACTGGCAGGGACGGTCGGTGTGGACGCTGGCCTGCTGTGGCTGGGCGACCCGTGTTACTGCGTGACGCCGGATTGTGATTCGCATCCGGCTAAGACCTGGACGGAATTCTGTGAGCACCTGGGCAAGATTGAAAAGGACGGCGTCGCTCAGTGGGGCTTTGTTCCTGGCGGCGATGGTTTGGGTGTATCAGTGTCGACGGGTTACGGCGATGGCGAGTATCCGGTCTATGTCAAGCGGACGCGGGGCGGTCGGGTGGCTGAGGTGCGGGTGGTGTTCATCGGTGACGAAGCTGACGAGGTTATGAGCGATGATGACGAGGACGAACGGTGCGAGGCAAACGTGGGAGGGTAGATTGTCGGCGGTCTGGTTGTGTCGGTCGAAAAACAACGAAAGGATTATCTTGTGAAAAAATCAACGAAAAAGACGAAGGTTCCGGCGGTTAAGTCGAAGGCGGCAAAGGGCAAGAAGACTACGAAGGTCAAGGCTCCGGCCAAGGAGATTGTCGGCGTGGGCATGGGGCGGCAGGTTGAAGAAATCCTGACGGGCGCTCCGGCGGTCAAGACATCGGCATCGGGTACCGTACCCGGCAAGGTGATCCTGCGGTCGGCGATGTCAGGCCTGGACGCCGCGGCCAAGGTGCTCGGCGAGGCTGGGGATCCGTTAAACTGTCCGGCTATCGTCGCGGCGATCTTCGCGGCCGGCTACTGGCAGTCGAACGGCAAGACGCCGGCGGCGACGCTGCATACGGCGATCATCACGGAGATCAAGAAGAAGGGTGACGCCAGCCGGTTTGTCAAGACGGGGCGTGGTCTATTCTCGGTGCGGAAATGACGATAGGTGGTGGCGCCCTGGGCGGGTGTCCGGGGCGCTGCCAGGAAGGAGGCGGTTATGGATGCGCGTGAGCCATCTCGAGTGCGGGAACAGGGAACGGTCGTATGTCGGTGTGCTACCGGGGAAGAACGGGTCAATGCCTGTCGTCAGATTGTCGCTGAATGCCAATATCGTAAGGTGGACGGGGTCATGGTTGACCTATTCACGGCCGGGGCCATCGTCCGGGTAGACGAGGCGCTGTCGCCTGAAAACCAGCAGAAATTCCGGGCGATGTCAATCGGTCAGATGGCGTCGGTGGCATTTAAATTGATAGCGAGGGCGTCATGAAACGTAAACCTATGCCGGTAGTGGTGCTGTATAAGGACGGGCGCGTGTATCGCCGGTTCGGGTCGGTGCTGGACCTGGGCAAGTGGTTGTTTGCGCGGAGTCCTGGGCGCAAGGGGTATTGCAGGAGGCTGGCGTTGACGCAGTCGCTGGTGAATCGGGCGGCCAATGCCTACGTTGCCTATCTGATGGGGACGAGTCGAATTCGGCCGTGTTGACAACGATTTTCAAAAATGACAAAATATTATAAATAGCGGAAAGGATACCAATGAAATCCGCAGAAACCAAAAAGGCCGCAACCGCGGCGCTCGGCCCCGGAGAGCAGGGGCGTGGAGGGATGGACATGACAACATACAGGAACATCAGCGAGGCGTGGGGTGACGCAGTTGGCGGATTAACCGTGGATGACTATCGGAGACAGGCTTTGGTTTTTGGAATCGATCCGTCGTCTATCACGGCAGATGATGACCATGTATATGCGGACGGACAGATTATCGGAGATGCTGAGTAATCTATAACCCCGCGCCGGCGTGGACTGAACGGATCGAAACAACGGGACAAAACAACAGGGAGCGAACCGCAACCAGGAGGGCAGGCCAATGGATAAAAATACAGAACAGGTAATAGCGCACCAAAACCGCGACCGCATGGCGGGGCACAAGTGGATATGTAATTGTAATATATGTCAGGCCGAGCGGCGAAAGCAACGCAGGCAAGATGTGCGATGCGTGCCATGCGTGGACTATATCAAGGGGACATAACAAACCAAGGGAGGGCAGGACAATGACAACAACAGAGACGCGTGAGGAGTTAAGGATCGCTGAGTATAACAGTTATGATCCGGATGACTTCCCGGGGTCCAAGGGCTGGTGGGCGCACAAGCGCGCCAGTGATGCGCTCCGGGCATACGACGCCGCACACCCGGAAGTCGTGGCAGAGATTGCGGCCCGCAAGGCCGCCAAAGATGCCGCACAAAAAGCGTATTGGGCCAGCCCGGAGGGCGTGGAAAAGCAAATGGCAATGTAACACCCAATAGGAGGGCACAACATGGATCGGGCAACGTGTAGCGTGGATTGAAACGAACCTAAACAATAAGCGAGTCCCGGCAACCAGGGACGGAAAGAAAAAATGAAAGCGACAAAAATAATACAGCGCAACGACGGTGGAATTAAGGTATCTATCGAGAGACTGATGGTTTCCCCCGCGCTGGGAAAAGTTATCCCGTCATGCAGCCAATCCGCGGGAAATTATATCTCCGCAAAAATGGTGGAGGAAAAATTAATCCCGGCAGACCTGGCCGCGCGTGCGTTTGCGGGATGGTGTAGTATAGATTGCGACAATGCTGCCGAAGCGGCACAAATATCGGCACGGATCGAGCAAGCGGTCGCGGATGTTGCGGACAAACTTGCGGCAGATCGTGCGGCGCGGGTAATGGAGTATGTCGGTGCAATAGTTAGAGCCGGGAAACAACTCTATACGCGTGGGAGCAATGGAAGATTTGAAAAAATAGGATAATATCCGAGGATGGGATGCGCCGCCGGCGCGCGGAAGCCGGCAGAAAATGAATGCGATGAAAAAGCGCGGAACCATATTGAGCCAACTAAGTCTGGGGGAATCATGGAAACAATCAAAATAGGTGTATGTCTGGATCACAAAGAAGCGCTTAAAATCTATACGGATGCCGGCGGAGCATACCCAGTGATACCTCCAAAAAAAAACACCGTTTGGCGTTATTTTGCTGATGCGGACGGACGTTTGGCGGTCATTATAAATCAGCGAGGATTTGCGCCGGTGGCATCCGATAACGAGGAGGAGGTGAACGGGTGCTTGGTTGCGAAGGTGCTGGATGATGTGTCTTGGGATGTTGCATGGAATGCACTGGAAAAATGGGTGACGGAACAATTGGAGATATGAAAAATTTGGCCTGCTCGATGCCGCATTAACGGCCGGGCATGGTAAGGGTGGCAGGGTTCCGTAGCCTACGGGTGGACGATTGCCACACGGAGCAGGTCGCTGACAGATTGTCGGCGGCCTGCTTTTTTACGCTAGTTCGTCCCATAAGGGTGAATGTTCGCCATTGTTCCTGTTTTCCAGGGCAAAAACGGCGTCCGGTGATGTCAGGTGATCGATGCTGGCACGGTACCATATCAGTTTATCCGGGTGCATAACGTTGACTGCCAGGCGCACCATGCTGTGGTAGTAGGCGACGTGATTCTTCCATCCGTCGACGCCGATCTCCGTGATCCATACGGCCTTCTTGTACGGCGTTTCCTTGTTCCATGACTTAAGATTGTCGGCAAGGCGTAACATCTGCAGGCGCTCACTGATGCTGTCGCCGTAGATGTGGACGGCCGCAATGTCGGCGGTCGTGTAAAGCACAAGGTCTTTCAGGATGCGGGTGTTGGTCACACCCCATTCGTCAAACGCGCGCTCATCGATGGAATTGTAAGGCGCCATCGTCAGTACCTGAACTCCGGGCATATTGGCGTGTATCCAGTCGGAGTACGTGTTCGTCCTCATGATCAGTTCCTGGAGCGATTTGATCTGTTGGCCTGGATATTTGCAGGCTGGTAGCTCATTAAATAATTCGATGTGTTTGATGAACGGCATCTCGTTTTTGATGGTGTCCAGGCATCGTATCATCGTGTCGTTATTGTCGAACTGGTCCAGTAATGCAATGATCTGGACGCCGCATTGGGTGGCGGTCAGGGCAGATTGTTTGAACGCCTGGTATCCTTCCTTGCGGTACGGCATTCGGATGAACGGGTGGTCGCCAAATAACTTTGCAAGTGATAGGAACTGGCCGGCATTGCTGTATTCCCCGCAAAACAGGCCAGATCCATCAAGTCGCTCGGCGTGGGCACCGCAGATTGTCAGCCAAAATAATTTCAGAAGGTTCATCATGGGCTACTCCTTGTAAATTTCAACGATTGTTTCTTCCGGGTCGGTTGATGGCACTTTAATTTGGGTGATTCGGGGGTTGTCTGCGATTTCTTTGGTCGTATCTCCTGCAAGTACTCCGCAAAGGACAAGTCCGTCAATGACGGCCTTGGCGCTGATTCCGTCCGGGTCTGCGAGTCGGTGACGCTTGCACAACAGATGGATACGGCAGAATGTATCCACTTTCGGATGGCGCGGCGCCTCCAGGGGTGGGCGGCCAGGAGTGCGTTCCAGGTCGGGAGCGGGAACGGTAGGACGACGCGGAATAGCAAGTTGCCGCTCGACTTGCTGTCGGTATCGTTCGGGGAGGTCATTTATGTTGATTCCTTTCATGCCAGATTGCCCGACGTTTGGTTGGGGGGTATATTGGTGCCTCCGGGCGGCGTTGAGTGGCAAGGCGCCTCAGCCAGCCCTTGCCGTTGGGCGATGGATGGGAACCGTGCGACTGTCAAAACGCGCCTTTCGTTGGGTGCCCATCCAAAACGTCGTGATACCGTGTTGATGATTGCCGCCATTCGGCACCTGCAGATTCCCCAGGTCGGATTGTCGGTGGCGATCATTGCGGTGTGTGTGGCGATGACGGGTTCGTCCTGGACCAGCGTATTGAGCAGGTCGTACTCCGTCTCTCCGCCTGTGGGTTTGTCTACCATGTCTACCTATCCTTCCTGTGCAAGAATCCTTTTCTTTATCCTGATCCTTATCCTTATCCTTATCCTTGAGTCCCCCAAGGGGAGTATGCTTGACCTTAAGTATGGGTCTATTAGACCTGTGTTAGACCTCTAATTGAGGTCAGCTTAATTTTATTGTCCGCAAGGATGTTTGCGATGGAAACGTGCAGTCGGTTATTGCCGTTCAGATGTGGCCCGTATTGATAAACAATGAAGTCTTCGATAAACCACCTGCCATTATCCAGCACCCGGATGCGCTTCTTTCCATTATTGAAAAGGTCGAGGGCTTTTTTCAGGTCAATGGTGGCGCCAATGCTGTACTCCATGAACTTCTTATTTGGTTTCCATATTCCGGCGTGGCAACATTTGTCGAGCAGATAATTCCAAACCAGCATATAAGTTGGCGGTAATTCCAAAAACCAATCTTGGTTCCATATCTCTGTATCGTGAAATCGTTTAGCCATCAGTTTATCCTCCATATTTGTTGGTTAATAACGCAGTTTAATAAAGCCTGTGATGCTCCTTTACCAACCCATTCGCGGAGATCTTTGCCCGGTGGCAGGATGGTCTTGTTCGGCACCCGGAGCCCCGCGACGAGCTTCGCGGCCCCAGCCTTCCCCGACTCATCGTTATCTGCGACGATAACTACTCGTTGGATGGCCAGTCGCCGGATCGTGGCGTTGACGATGTCCTCGCAACCGAGGCAGGAAGGGCGCCCGATGGCCATAAAACCGATTGAAAGGGCGGCAGCGGTGTCTGTCGGGCCTTCGGTTATCAACGCAACGTCAGGCGATGCGGGCCATGTGCGGGGCAGGAATATGCCCTGTCTACTGCCTTTGACGGCGAACTTGTGGCCGGCATCGTCGCGTAGTCGTATGCCGCAGATCTTGCCGGTGCCGTCGTGCATCGGGAAGGCCCAGGATGAATGTTGCCAGGCCCAGGCAGCGCCGAGGTCGTTCAGCGCTTGGTCGCTGACTTTGAGGTGTCGGGCGAGTATGTCAATCTGTACGGGTTTCGTGCAAATCCGCCAGTTGCGCCACATGGATTCAAAACACGGCCGGATGAGGTGGTCCTTTGGTGGTTCGACGCGCGCCGGGCGTGGGATTGGGTCAGATAGCCGGTGGATCCAGCCGCCATTGTGAGCGGGGTGGTCGGATGTGACGCGCATACAGCATGCCATAGTGTTGGTGTATCCACACCAGTCGCCTTTATGGCAGATTGGGCATGGATGTTCTTTTGAAGTTCGAGTCCATTCAGACATGTTTTACCTTCTCCCTACTTCCAGAAGTCGGCCTCGTCGAGAATGTCAATTTCTGGTTTGGTTTTTGTTATCATCGCCCCTCCTT